TCCAGACTCCGGTCAGTTTCGGAAAGAACGGATAGGGCCGCGCATCCCAGGTCCAGGCGGCGCATTCGGGAACGTGGACCATCCGGCCGCCGTAGACGGACGATGTCGGGTTGTTCGCGCCTTGGCCCCACCAGAGGTAGCTGGCCTCAAGATAGGCGCGCTGGATCGCGTCGTCGCGCCAGCCGCGGGAGAAGTAGGGCGTGAAGCTCTCCGACGACTTCGGGTCGAAGAACACGTTCGGCTGGTTTGTGCCCCGGTCGATGGCCGGGCAGCCCAGTTCCGTGAACCACACGGGCTTCGATTGCGGCACCCATGCCGTAGGCGTGCCGCTCTCGACGCCACCCGGCCGGTTGAAATGCGGGTTCGACCACCAGGCACGCAGATCCTTGTAGCGAAACACCCAAGGCTTGCCTGCGGCACCGTCCGTGATCGGCGTGCGGATCTGGGCCGACCTGTCGGCGGCGCTGGCATAGAACCAGTCGAAGCCCTCGCCGCCCGCGATGTTCGCTTGCAGGTAGCCGCGGTCATGGATGGCGGGCCAGCCTTGTAGGGCATCGGCATGATCGAAGCCGTCGCGCCAGTCGGACAGCGGCATGTAGTTGTCGATGCCGATGAAGTCGATGTTGGCGTCCGACCAGAGCGGGTCGAGGTGGAAATAGACATCATCCGTGCCGTCACCGGGCTGGTGACCGAAGTATTCCGACCAGTCGGAGGCATAGCCGACCTTGGTGCCCGGCCCGAGGACCGACTTCACGTCCGCCGCCAGCGCCTTGAAGGCCGTGACGGCGGGATAGGCGCTGGCGCTGGACCGGATCGTCGTCAGCCCGCGCATCTCGGTCCCGATCAGGAAGGCATCGACCCCGCCCGCGACCGCGCAGAGATTGGCGTAATGCAGGATCATCCGGCGCAGGCCCCAGTCGCCCGAGGGGCCGGTCCAGTTGACGTTGTCGCCCGACACCGCGAACTGCGCCGGGGTGGCCGCGCCGAAGAAGCTGGAGACCTGCGTCGCAGCGGCGGCGGTCTTGTCCGTGGTTCCAGTGTAGCCCGCCGCTGGCGAACAGGTGATCCGCCCGCGCCAGGGGAAGCTGGGCTGACCCGGCGTCGCGGCATTCGCGCTGTAGGGGTTCGGCAGCGTGTTGCCGGGCGGGACGTCCATCAGGAGGAAGGGATAGAAGGTGACGCGCAGGCCGCGCGCCTTCATCTCTCGGATCGCCTGCACAACCGCAAAGTCGGCAGGCGTTCCGCCATAGACCGGCCGATCTTCGACGTCGCGGCTGACGAGATGGGCCGCAACGCGGGACACCCCATTGACCGTCCAGACCTTCGGGCTGGTGACCTTGGTCGCGACCTCGACGCCCGGCTTGATTGTGCAGTTGCCCGCGCGCAGGTCATTGCCGAACCAGGCGATGACCAGGCTGACACTTTCGACCGCCGGGGCCATGGCTTGCAGGCGGTCCAGCGCCACGACGATATCAGCCTCATTGGGCAGCGCGTTCAGGTTCTCAGCCGAGGTCGTGCCGCCCGTCGTCTGGCCGAAGATGGTGGTTGTCGCCCCGACCGTCTTGCGGACTGCTTCGGTCGCATAGGTGAATTCGCCCGAGGCCGGGATCATCGTCACCGCCTTGACCAGCCCCTCGGCGGTGTCGGGATCCGCCAGCGGCCGGAACACCTCGAAGGACAGCTGCGGCAGGCGGTTGCCGTAGGTCGAGAGCGCCAATTCCTCGAAGACCACATAGGCCGTGCCGCGATAGGCGGGAGTGTTGGCGGCGCCCATCTTCGCCGAGATGAACGGGTCGGCTGTCTGGGTCTCGTTGCCGGGACACCAGCGCCAGGTGATGCCGGTCATGTCGAGCGGTTTGCCATCGGCCCAGATGCGGCCGATGCCGGTGATCGGGCCTTCGCAAAGCGCCACCGCGAAGCTGGCATAGTAAAGGTATTCCGTCGTCTGGACCCGGCCGCCGCCGCCACCCTTGCCGCCGCCTTGCGTCGTGGTCTTGGTCTCCTCGCGGAAGTCGGTCGCCCAGATGATGTTGCCGCCAATCCGCATGCGCCCGTAGAGGCGCGGGATGATCGCCCCTTCGGTGGCGGAGGTGATGCGCAGGCTGTCGAGGCGTTGGCCGTCGATCTTCTGGGAAGGCGCCAGCGACGATACGATCCAGCTGTCGACCACCGAGCCGATAGTGGAGCCGATGAAACCGCCGATGGCGGCCCCCGAAAAGCCGAGGATCGCGCCACCAAAGGCCCCGCCGATGGCGGAACCGACAGCGCCAAGGACAAGCGTGGCCATTGGAAAATCTCAGCGAGCAGGGAACAGAAAGGCGAAGGCGATACGCCGCCGCCAGGAAGAGGACAGCGGTTCCTCGATCACGCCGAGGCGCTCGTAGGCGTGGAGGAAGGTGTCGGGCTCGGTGAGGATCCCGACATGCTTGGCGATGGCGCGGGGCATCATCCGGAACAGGATCAACGCACCGGGTGGGGCATCGGCAGGGGCGATTTCCGGCATCATCGCCCGCGCTCCTTCGGCCACCACCTCGCGCGGGCTGGTCTCGCCCCAATCCCGGCTGTAGGGCGGGATCGGAAACGGCTCGGGCCCCACCACCTCGCGCCAGACACCGCGCGCGAGACCAAGGCAATCGCAGCCGACCCCGCGCAAACTGGCCTAGTCGTGATAGGGCGTGCCCAACCAGGACCGCGCGACGGCGATGACGCGAGCAGGATCGGCGGCCTTCATAGCACCGCCCCCTCGTGTCCACCGTCCTTGGTGGCGTAGCGCAGGACTGCGTCTTGCCCTGGGATATGTGGAAAGCCTCGGAAGTTGGCGACATTGGCGAACTTTGTCCCGCAGGTCGCAAGGCGCTTGTCGCAACCCGCCCGGACCACGAAGGCGTCCGTCGCCATGATCGGCCGCACCGGCGCTTCCAGCAGGGTGAAGATCGCCACGCCATCGACGAGGTCATGCGACAGCACCTCGATCCGCCGCCCGGCATTTGCACCGCTGCTCCATTCCACCAGCCCGAAGGCGAACCAGCCCGCCGCGAAGGTGCCGAGGCTCGAAGCCGTGAAAGCTCGGTCGCGCAGCACGTCGATGACCGCGCCTGTGCCCTTGAAGGCCGGGGCCTCGAGGTTCACGCCGCAACGCGCATCGCCCAGCGCGGCGTCGCAACTCGCCTGAAACGTCCGCCCGACCGTCTGGCCGAGGACATGGGCCAGCGACCGGACCTCCGCCACGAAGGCCAGCCGCCCGCGCCGGATCTGACCGATAGCCCCGCGCCGCAGCAGCACGCGCTGCGCCGGGTTCGCCCAGTTCACCCGCCAGACCTCGACCGCCGCATTGTCCCACCGGCCGTCGAGGATGTCGGTCTCCGTGATCCGGTCGGAGGAAAGCACGCCTTGGGCATCCTGCGCATCGACGGACAGGTCCGAGCCAGACCGCACCTCGGACGCCGTCAGTCCGCTTTCGGGTTCGAACTCGGTCCCGTCGAACGACAGCGTCCCGTCATGGTCCGTGAAACCGAAGGTGACGCCATCTGCGCGGGTGATCCGCCAGCACCAGGAAAGCGTGGTGGTGCCGTCGTCGAGATGGGCCTGCAGCGCCGGGTTCAGGGACTTCATGTGCGGATTTCCACAAGGGGGATCGAGGTGATCGACCCGAGGCGTTCGAGATCGAGGGTGACGTCGAGGGCGTCAGTGTCGAAGCGGACGGGCACGTCGAATTCGAAGCCCGCGGTGATGGTGACGCCTGCGGCGGGGGCGGTGGTGAAGGTGACGAGGCCGGTTGTGGTGGAGACCGACCAGCCTGTGGCCTGCGGCGTGCCGTTCAGCGCGATGGTCACGGTTCCTGTGACGGGTTTGGTGATGGCGCGCGTCCAGGACTGAGCGCCGGAGGTGTAGCGCTTGACCAGCTGGAACAAGGTGGCCGCACCGTTGCCGGTGCCGATCGGCTGGTTGTTTGGGCCCGGCGACTGCGATGGCAGGCAGGACTTGAAGTCGGCCCAGTCCTTGAAGCGGAAGCCGTGGAGGCGGCCGTTGCGGGCCTCGAAGAAAGCAACGACCGCCGCCAGATCGTCGGCGCGACGGATGCCATAGGCGATGTCGTAGCGCCGGCGGCTGTTGGCCCAGCTGGCATTGCGCTCCTCGGCCCCGCTTGCCAGTTCGACGATCTGCGTGCGCCGTTCCGGGCCACCGCGCGCCCCGCGGCTGATGTTGTCCGGAAACCGGACCTCATGAAAGGCCATGTCTGATCCTCACATTCCGCGCCGACCCAGCGACACGGCGCGGGCGATGTCGCTGGCGACCTGCGTCCGGGACTGGCGGAAGCTGTCGGCGTCGCGCGCGTTGATCGTGACGTTGACTGTGGGGGCAACCGACTGGCCGTATCCCGCCGCTTCTCTACGCGAGAGGACCCGCTCCCCGCGCTGCAGGATCGCGGGGACCTCGTCGGGGCGGAGCCCGGCCCAGCCGCCGTTGTGCATGCGAGGTGCATTGGCGAAGGCCAGCGCCGGGACCATCCGGCCGGGGCCAGGGCCGCCCACCATCCCGCCCGCGTGGAGGATATTAGCGAAGATTCCGCCCGCGCCGCCCAGCGCGCCGGAAAGGGCATTGGCGATGGGGCCGAGGATGAACCGTCGGGCCGCCAGTTTGGCCAGGTCGGCGATCATGGACGTGACCAGATCGCGGAAGTCAAGTTTTCCGGTCATCACGAAGTCACCGATGGCGTTCTCGGCGCTCTGGAAGGCCCCGACCAGCGCGCTGCCGATATCCCCGCCGATGTCACGCGCCTTGGCGGCGTAGTCGGCCAGCGCGGCCGTGACAGCCTGCCAGCCGGTCAGGGCCGTGTCGGCACCCTCGACCGCAGCCGCCCCCGCGTCGCGCGCGGCCCCGCCCGCACCATCGGCGGCAGTGGCCGTGTCGTTCAGCCCGGACGTGAGGGCATCGGCAGAAGCGGCCGCATCGGCCAGGGCGGCCTCCGCCTCCGTTCCGGTACCCGTCACCGCATCCTTCAGGGCCTGCCAGCTGGCCAGCGGCCGAGCGGCAGCGTCAGCCAGCATCCCGGCCGCCTCGCGATAGCCGTCGGCCCGGGCCCGGGCATCGGCGGCCATGGCCCCGAGGCCGACATCGGGCGGTTCCAGATAGGTGCGTGACAGCGCGGCAGAAAAGGCGTCCGCAGCGGCAGCGCCTGCGGCCGTTGCCGCGCCTTCGAAGGGGTTGCCAATGCGCCCGAGTTCCACCGGATCGAGGATGCCGATCCGCACGCCACCTTCGCCGGTGGCCCATTCCGGCAGCAGGGCCAGCGCGGCGTTCAATGTCTCGATGAAGCTGTTGATGCGGGTGACCACGCCGTTCAGCATCGCCTCGACGCCCGAGATCAGTCCGTTCGCCGCCTGGAAGGCGAAATCGCCGATGGCGCCGGGCAGGCTTCCCCAGATCGCGACGGCAGCGTCGTAGGCTCCTTGGAAGATCGCGGCCGTCCGGTCGCCGAAGCTGACGACGCCCGCGATGGTGCCTTCGAGCGCCGAAAGACCGGCCGCCTTCAGCCCCTCCCAACCCGCAGCCATGTTGGCAAAGGCTGCATCGAGCGACAGGCCGATGCGCGACCAGACCTCGCGCGCCAGGTCACCCAGCAGGCGGAACGCCTCGCCCACGCCGCCGACCCGGGCGATGAGCTGCGAGAATTGATAGACCAGCTCGCCCGCGCCGACGATCAGCGCGCCGATACCGGTGCGGATCAGGGCCCCGCGCAGAAACACGAGCGCGGTGGCGAGGCCGCGCACCGACAGGGCCGCGGCGGCCATGCCAGCGACCCAGCGCCCGGCCATGACAGCAGCGAAGGTCGCGGCGTAGGACGCCAGCCGCCCGAGGTTGCCGATCAGCCCGTCGATGGCCGACCGCAGGATGCCGCCATCGGAAGCTAGGGCAACGAAGGCATTGGCCAGCGCCTCGATGGTCGGGGCTACGGCGACCGCAATCCGGTTGCGCAGGCCGTCGAAGACCAGCGAGACCGTGCCCAGCGCCAGTTGCGTGCGGCGCAGGGCTTCGAGGGCATCGCTGTCCAGCACCGCGCCAAGTCCCGCAGCCTGGTCGCCAAGCCTTGCCATCTCCGCCCCGCCGTTCCTCAGAAGCGGCAGGAGGCGGGTGGCATCCGAAGCCATGGCCTCGAGATAGAAGGTCATCTCCTGCTGGCTGAGACCGGCGCGTTCCAGCGTGTCCACATAGAGCTGCAGGGCTTCCGGCCCTGACAAACGCGCGAACTGGTCGGCCGTTACGCCCACGCGCGGGGCCACATTCTCGAAGAAATCCGCCATCGGCCCGCCGCCGGTCTGCAGGAAATCCCCGACCCGGTCGTTCACGTCCTTCAGGATGTCGGCGAGCTTCTCCTGCTCGATCCCGACCGTCCGCGCCCCAGCCGACCAGCGTTGCAGCGCCTCCGGCGTCGCATTGGCGACCTGTGCAAACTGCCGGATCTGGGCGGCGCTCTCGGCCGTGGAACGGACAATCAGACCGAGCGAGGCTGTGGCGGCGGCTGCCGCTGCACCGAGGGCAAGCCCTGCGCGACGCGCGAAGCTGGCCAGCCGGGCGTTCGCCAGTTCCATCTCGCGCGATAGGCGGCCAAAGCCGCGGGCACCGGCATCGCCCACCCCTTCCAATTCCGCGCGTACGCGCCGTCCGCCCTCCGCAACGAGGCGGACGGAGACCTTCTTCTCAGCCATTGCGGCGTCCTTCCATCTGCTCGTTCAGTTTGCGCACCATCACTGCCTCGATCTCGGGCAGGAGTTCGGCGGCGATCAGGGGCTCGATGCCCAGCGCCGCAGCCAGCGCGAGCGCCGCGCCCATGTCCCATCCGACGACCGCCCCCGGCGCGATGCGCAGTTGGCCGCCAAGGCGCTGGGTCAGGTCCCAGACCTGCCAGCCCTCGACCGTCTGCGGCCGGTTCAGTCTTGCCGGGCAGTCGGGGCAGGGGCCTGCGCAGGCCGCGCAGTAGCCCTCGCCCCCGCCGAAGGACCAGTCGGCGAGGGCGCGGAGGCGTTTTTTTCCTGATCCAGCATCAGGCCGCGGGCGACGTACTGCGCCTGGAAGGCTTCGAAGACCGGCCAGATTTCGAGGAGGGCGTCGATCCCGGCCGGGCTGACCGGGACGAGGTTGCCCGCCTCGTCGCCGACCCCTTCCCATTCCAGCACCGCGCGGCGGGCGACTGCCTTGGCCATCGCGAGGGCCATGTCCTCCTGGCTGGAAGAGTCCGTCAGGCCATCGATGGTGGGATCGGCCCGGGCGGAGACCATCAGCGCGGTGGTGAGCGGGGCCACCAGCACGCGCAGGCCGGGCAGCAGGTCCAGCCACTCGGGCCGGTTCGACAGGTTCAGGCGGATCATGATCAGTATCCCGTGACGGTGTTGACGAGGACGGCGGTGCACATGCGGGCGGGGCTGGTGGCCTTGGCGGCCTGCCAGTCGAAGGTGGCCTGGATGCCCTGCGGCCCGGGGATCTCGATCCGCGGGACGGGCAGGTAGACGGCGTGGGCGGTGAAGGTGAAGCTGGCGTTTGCCCCGAGGCTGTAGACGAATTCCAACTCGCAAGGCGTGCCGTCGATGGCTTGGGTGACGAGCGCGCTATCGGCGAAACGGACCTCGATCCGCCCCGTCAGCGCCGCCATGCCGGGATCGGCGCCCTCGATCTTGCCGTCGTTTCGGATGGTTTCGATCCGGTCGAGGCCATTGGCATAGGTGATCTCGGCGTAGACGACGTTGCCCAAAGCGGTGCCATTGCGCTTCACCACGCCGTTGAAATGGCCAAAGCGCTGCAGGCCCAGCGCCGTCGGCGTGCCCGCGGCGGTTGTCGTGGCGATGGCCTCGCCCTGCGCGATCAGCCGGGCGGTAGCGGTCAGCAGGCCGGATCGGCTCATCTGCCAGCTGAGCTGGTCCATCACGCAGCCCGCATACATCGCGAACCGGGGCACCTCGGGCATCGCCACCTCGATGGCCATCGACGGCAGTGTCCAGTTCCCCGACTGGAAGGTGTGGGTCTTGGGCGTGGTCCCCGTCGTGGTCGGGACGCCGAACGCCGCCTTCAGCCAGAAGCCGAAGGCCTCCACATCGATCGGCACCACCACCTCGCCATCGGCGGTGACGGCGTCC